GGGAGGCGTGAGAACAGGTTACCCTAATCGTCGGCCCGGCTGAATTGAATCTTCTGGGGCGAAGATATCGTTAATATTAAGAGTTTTAGATACCTCTCTGAATCTCAGTGAAGCATCTAGTTTTGTAGTAGAAATTCTTGAAGCAGAACGTGAAATTGTACATTCTCCACCAATTGCTACCTTCATATACCAAATAATATTCATAGGATTGAACTTTGCTGAGTAAGTTAGTACACCACCAGGTTGTCTTTGTGCGTACAGAATATTCTCGATTGTCTTATCGATTAGTGTTCGAGTAACTCGAGCTCCACCGATTCGCTTGTTATCAAGCATTTCCATAACAGAAACTTTAAGACTATCGATAACATTGTCTAGAAGACTGTTAACCAGTGCATAACCTCTTGAAACTGACAGTTGCATTATCCATGTACTTATTCGATTAACTTCGGCAAACATAACCTCTCTAGCTGGGTGGAAGGCCTTTACAACATTCCATCTATCTAAGTGCTCTTGTGCGAAATCTGTAACCTTGACAAAATCATCAGGTGCAAAACCAATCAATGGATTGTTCGATGCTCTAGATGCCTTGACAAGTGTATCAAAGGTTGATTCCGAGGATTGAATTATATTGGACATTCTTTTCATCTGCTCTTGGATAACTGTGTACTTGAAGAAAGCGTTCAGAGTATCTTCGCTTATCTGTCTCTCTTTGAGCCAAGCATCCAGAGTAAATCTTGAATCGTTCATTATATTAATCTGAGATCTCATCCCTGTCATATAGGATGGTAAAATGTTTAGCTTCACTAATAACTTGATATCATCTTTCGATCTCAAGAGGTTGATTAAGAATTCACCTACCGAAGATCTATCGACAATCAGTCCTCTCTTATCAAGTTCCTCTTGGAGTTGGTAAGCCATGGATCCGTTTTCAATAGTATTAGCCAGCAATTTCACTGGGATTGGCGAAACCTCAGCCCCATTGATGAACAATCTTTTACAGATCTCTGCAATCCTAAACTTGCTTGTCTGACTGATGCACTCGATCGATTTGAAAGGAGAAATCTCAAGCCCTAAATCCGCCATCAGTGCCTTGTAATTCTCGGCCACCAGTTTGTCAGCTATCAAGACATCATCCCCCAATATTACATAGGCATCAAAGTTAACTCTCCCGGCCAGGAAGGCGGCCTCTTGAATTATCACGTGATGAGTCAATGCTAACATTGTGAATGAGCTCTTAGCTCCCATTGGTTGACCTACAGCATATTGGATCTTCTGATTTCCGGGCATTGTAAAGTCTCTTTCGGTGAGCAGTTTCGCCCACATCATTCCAAATGCAGGGTACTTGACAAGTCTCTGGAGGATCTTAATCTGCAGTGTTCTCGGTAAGCGATCAGTAGCTGCAGTAAGATCCAGAGAGAATAGATCAGCATCTTGAGAAGTGGTTAGAAGTCTTACTTTCTCTGCTATTTTGTCTTGATCGTGTGTTCCATCCATAGGAATTGTCTTCAATGCATTGTTCAGTACTGTGTGAAATGGTGTTAAAAGTTCTTGTGTCCACCAATCTAAGATAGCGATTGTTCTGACCTTGTCACCTGACTCAAAGATAAAATGTAACCTTGAGTGAACAGGATCCTCTTTCTCTAAATTTCTTACTTGTGGAAGTTCCAGTGTAGCCTCGAAGAGTTGGAATAGATCCTCTCTCCCCAAAAGCTTACATAATTGAAGAAGATTAAATCTTACTTCGGGGTCCTGATTGATCGCTTGAGCATCCATATGTGACATCCACACAGCTTGTCCGTTCGGTCCAGAGGCTGAAGATGAGTGCCAAATCGCATTTCGGTTTCGATTCTCTAACTCCTGAGTAAATTCTTGAGGGTCCAGACCGAGTCTCTCAATTGCTCTATCAATTGCCTCGACTGTAAAATGTTTATCTTCTGGAGCTCCTTTGTCAGTAATAGTATTTATCGATGGTTGCCTAGGTATTTGAACAACTTTGTAAATATCAAAGATTGAGAACAACATTCGGTATGTCATAAGTAATTCTTTATTGTTGTCTATTCTTTCTATCAATGCGAAAATATCTAAAAGAACTGTTGGACAGTTCGCTTGTTTATTCCAGTCCTGATTCTGAACAGCATCCTGTTTTCGATTGTTTCGGGCGATATTAGATTTTAACCAGTTCGAAACTAGTTTGCATAATGTAACAAAGCCTTTGTCGTTTCGGAAGTAGTACATCTCCAGTTTATGGAGCAATGTAACCAGTTGTACAATGATTGCTGCGTCTAAACCGGACTGTAATTGAATATATGATGTTAGTGCTTTAACTGTATCTGTTAGACGAACTTGGTTTCGTTTAATATTTAGTTTTGGTATAGGTAATTGTTTAAGAGTAAGATCGTTTGTATTCTGAGTATTCAGTGTGGACATATAATTTGGTCTTTCAAATATTGAAATGTGTTGTGTTGATATTGGCGATAAGATTAAGGGTATGTATTTTATGTTTAATGGTATTAGGTTTTTCATGTATGTATTTTGTTGTATTTATTGACTCGTTTTACTTTGCAAACTACGAAACTCATCCTACAATTTATAGTAGTAGGATATACTGATTCCTTTCTGTATAGAATATGATTATCGTACCGCGAATAAGATAAAGAATTCCTAAACAGCATCTTAACACCGTGTG